GGTGGGCGAAGGCGGCGGCGAGCTGGCCAAGCAGCTGCTGGGCCGAACCTATGACTTCGCTCGTCCGCAGGTCATCGCCATCTACCTGACCGGCAAGCCCCGCCCGGGCATCGGTCCCCACGACGTGGCTCTGAGCATCTGCGGTGCCGTCTATAAGAAGGGCTATGTCAAGAACAAGGTCATGGAGTTCGTCGGCCCCGGCATTGCCGGCCTGCCCATCGAGTATCGCAACGCCATCGACGTCATGACCACCGAGACCACCTGCTGGTCCTCCATCTGGGTCACCGATGAGGAGACCCAGCGTTACTACACTATCCACGGCCGTCCGCAGGACTTCAAGAAGCTGCAGCCTGCGGAGGTGGCCTACTACGATGGCTGCGTCTACATCGACCTGAGCACCATTGAGTCCACCATCGCTATGCCGATGCACCCCTCCAACACCTACACCATCCACGAGCTGCAGGCCAACGCTGCCGATATCCTGCACGCTGTACAGGAAGAGGCCAACAAGCAGATCAAGGGTGCCAAGATGAATCTGGACAGCAAGTTCCACGATGGTGCCATCTGGGTCGATCAGGGCGAGATCGCAGGCTGCGCCGGCGGCACCTTCGACAACATCTGTGCTGCTGCTGACATCCTGCGCGGCAAGAGCTGCGGCAACGGTGTCTTCACTCTGAGCATCTACCCCGGCTCCATGCCCGCACTGGCCGAGCTGTACAAGAATGGCCGTGCAAGCGACCTTGTCAACGCCGGTGCCATCATGCGCGAGTGCTTCTGCGGCCCCTGCTTCGGTGCAGGCGACTGCCCGGCCAACGGCGAGTTTTCCATCCGCCACACCACCCGCAACTTCCCGAACCGCGAGGGTTCCAAGCCGGGCGAGAGCCAGATGGCTGCCGTTGCCCTGATGGACGCCCGGTCCATCGCCGCCACCGCCGCCAACGGACGTTGTCGTGCTGAGTTTGTTGATCTCATCGAACGCCGCGAGCGCGTCTGTCGCTTCCTTTGCCGCCTTGCCGGTCGCGTCAATGGCGGCAGCTTCTTTGTAGAGGTTTTTGCCCGATGCCTCCATGCTCTTCTTTGACTTACCGCTCAGAATCGAAATGATCGTCACGATCTCCGACACAATGGCCGCAAGCAGATTCATTAGCCACGTCAGCGCCGGAATGAGTACGTCCATCAAAGGCGCGGCCAGCGTCAGCAGCGCACCTTTGAGGCGGGCAAAAGCGTCGGATGCCTCTGCGCTGGTCGCAATAGCCGCCTTGATCTGCTTGCGCAGCGCCATGAGCGCCGCCGTGATGACTGAGAATACAAGCATAGAGCGCGCTAAACTCTTGACCTGATCTCTTAAACGCGCGGCATACTGGCCCGCTTTGGCAAGCGCGGAATTCTCCGCCTCGCGCTCCCTGCGTTCCTGCTCCGTATTAGCGATCAACTCACCGGCAGCGACCTTTGCTTTGTCGAGCTTTACCGTCATGCTGTCGATGTTGGCGGTCGTCTCTTCGTAAGCAGCCGAAAGCGTTTTGACCTCCTTCGTCTGCGTGTGCAAAAGCGCTTCCTGCTGTTTGAGCTCCGCCTCCGCAGCGGCGCGGCGGTCGAGCACTTGCGTCTGATACTCGTTCTGTGTAAAGCCCTGCTTTTGGATCCACTCGCGATCATTCAGCCGTTCGACTTCCTTTCGCAGCATCTTCACGCGTTCCTCAGTAGCTTTCGCTGCCTGAGATGCGGCGTCGAGCTGCTTTTCAAGGTTCAGCTTATTGCCCGTTTCCTTTTCAAGCTTGCTGTTCAGTTCGGATATCTCGTCACGCAGCTTGCTCAGTTTCTTCTGTGCTTTGGTCGAATCCAAGTCGCACGAGAAGATCACGCTGCCGTCAGCATTTGCCATTTAATCACTCCTTCCCCAATTTCAACCAAGTCGAAATGGTGGTCTCTTCTTCCTGGCTGAGCTTATTTTTTATGTTCACGAGGTCGCTGTTGCGGCGATACCATTCGCGTTCGTCCTTTTCGAGCGTCTTTCCTCGTGCTTTTTTGTCTCTGATGCGCACGACCTGAGCAAAGGTGCAGTCCCCGAGATCGTTATACGCACCGAGGAACGTCCACCAATGGACGCCCCCGGTGTTGGTCTCCGCATCATAAGGGATTCCGCGGATATCTTGTCCGAATACTCGGTTGATGGGAGGGAGAATCAAAGGATAATCCTGCTCCCAATCGACCAACTTCGGCGATTTCTTCTTATCCTGCTCTTTGCCGCCGTTCTGGAACCATGTAAAACGGTCTACAGCTTCCTGCAAATGCTGCGGCGGGATATCCTCAGGCGAGACATAGAACATCTGCAAGATGCCCTCTGCGCGGTCAGTGCCGCTCAAATCAGGATCACTCAGCATTACGAAGATATCGAGAATTACGCGAAAATCTGTGCGTATCTCATAACTCACTCCGCCGATCTCGACGGAGGCAGGCAAGCCCCAATTCATCGGCGATACTTTGCCGTGTACTTCTGAATGCGCGGATTCGTGGCTTTCTGCTCACGAGCAAAGGCGCTGTCCGTCTCATCCATCAGCGCAAGCAGGAAATTTGTCCACACATGCAGGCCGTCCGCCATCGCGTAGAGGTTCATGCTGCCAAAGATGCTGTCACACACCGGCTCTTCAAAAAGGCCGTCGATAATCTCGCGCATCTCCTTGTCGCGGCGGTCGGCAATGTTGAAAATCTCAACGCGGTCGCCGCACTTCTGCACCTCATCTGCGTATTTCTCCTGCTTCTTGTCCAGTGTGTCAAACGCGTTGTAAAGACGCTGGATAAATGCGCCGTCAGTCGGGTTGAATCGAATGATCACATCGCCCTTAACGCCGTGCACGGTGTATTCCTGCACACCGTTCGCAAAACTAAGTTCCATATTTATCTCTCCTTAAATTTGTTTTCAGGAAGCTTCGTATTCAGAATGTTGATCTCTGCCGCTTATCGAAAATCAGAAGTTCTCCACGGCCTCGCCCGCGAGATCGTCCCATTTTTCGCTCATGCTGACAATTACACCGGGCGATTTGCGCCGGTAGCCGTCCCCGTCGCCGCAACTGTCAGAAATTGCCGAAATGCTATCCCATGCCCGCATGACTGCGCCCTCCCCGCTCTGGCAGTCAAGAGCGATAGCGTTAAGGGCTGCGGCCTGCTTGCGGTCGTCCGCTGCTTTTGCGGCTTCGGCTGCGTAGTGACCCACTAACTTTAGCATGGTGGGGTTGCTGTCGAAACGCTCCATGAACGCGGAGTAATCAGCCGGGGAAAGAACGCCGGTTTTCATCAGCTCAAGGGCGTTGTTGTCGATTGCGTCAGGGTTTGCAATATTGGCGGCGCGTACTGCCTGTTCCAGCTCTGCGCGGATCGTGCGGCGCGTGGCCTTGAAGTTGTCCCAAACGCGGGCGCTCACCTCGTTAAAAGTGGCTTCTGCGTCATGCAGCTTTAGCGCTGCGCGGGTTGTTCTAACCTGCTTTTCCTCGGCGCTGTCTCCGGGCTTCCATGCGTTAGCGTCACGGCTGGCCTGCTGCGCCTCTTGGAGTGCGCGGAAAGCGGTGTTGTATTCGCTGCGGGCTTCTTTGAAAGCTGTATCGAGCTTTCGGGCGTAAATGTTAAACTGGCTCATGGTGTGTTCTCCTTTCCTTACAGTTGACCGCGCAGCATAGCATTGAAAAGAGCGCTGCTGGCCTTACTGTCCTTTGCTTTTTCCGTCAGCTCTGCCGCGTACTTCTCAATGGTCGCGCCCAGATCGGACGCGGCAATACGATTTGCGGAAAGATCGCGGCGGGCAAGTGCGGCGGCTTCTTCATCGATATTGTGCTTGTCTACGCTGTCAAGGCTCACGCTGCTGCGGATTGCTTTATAGTTTTCGCTCTGTGCCTTGCGCTCCTGTTCCTCTTGCCGTGCATGGTATTCAGCTTTAAGGCGGCTTCTGGCTGCTCTGTATTCGGGGCTGCTGCGTTCCAACTCGGCGCGGGCGCAAGCGTCCAAATACTGCTCGTCCGTGTCATAGTCGCTGCGTTTCACAAGGTCAAGGGCACTTCTCAGATCAAAGCCGAAAGCGGCCTTGACCTTTTCCTTTACGCTATCAGCGGTTTCAATGTTGGCTTCAAAATTCATATCAAAATTCCTTTCTGTTTTATGCGCTGTTGCGCTGATTTTCTTAAAGGTCGATGATGATAACGCTTTCGCAGTCTGATAAATAATCTCGTGCTGCCTCCTGCGTCTGAAATACCTTTGCGGGGCTTTGCGGCGCTCTGCAAGCCGCCCACGCGCCATTTTCAAGCAGGGTCATAATAGCTACGCCCTCTTGCTTCTGCGCTGCAATCGCCTGTAAAGAGGCAAGGCGGGCTTTAATACTGCTGTTCATAGTTCGTCACTCTCCAATTCCGGCAATTCCAGCTTGCCGCGCTCAATGGCTTCGTCAATAAGCTGGTAAAGGCTCAAGCTAAGCCCGTCTATGCCCTCTACTGGGTGCGGATAAAGGACAATGCGCCGCCCGTCGTGAGTAACTGCGCCGTGCTGCATCAGGTAGTTAAAAGGATCTTCTTTTGTGTGATACTCTGCGCCGCCCTCGACAATAAAAGTAGTTTCATCGGCTGACAGCGATTTGAGATATTCCCGCAGCGCCGCAAGGCGAATGTCATAATTCTTCCTCATCGGTTTTCCTGCTCCCTTCGCCATGCTTCAAGCTCGTCAAGCTGCTGCATGATGTCTGTGATCTCCGTATATTTCACGTTCTGTCGTAAAATCTCTGCTGCGGCGCTTACGCGGGTCTGTGCGGGCGCGTCTGCATCCTGCATGATCGTTGCCAGCGTATCCGCAGCAGCATGTGCCCGCTCCTGCAATACGTTACGCGCCGCTTCGGTTCGCTCGCGCCGTGCCTCGTTATACTTCTGCATAAACTCAGGGTCTCGTTTTCGGCGATAGATCGTCTGCTCGTTGATCTCGAGCTTTGCCGCCGCGCTCCGCACTGTCGCGGAGATCAAAAGCGCGTCAATAATGGTCTCATCTCGAATTTTCTTTGACAAAGTTTGAAAAGCCCCCTTTCCGGCTCTGCTTTATCTGACGTTTCAGTGTTTTTTATTAGTAATACTCCATCAGCGGTTTGCGGATACGCGGGTGCCGCAGGGCTCGTATTGCTTCCCGCCGCGCCTTTGCATCAGGCTTTCGCCCGAACCAGAATTCACCGATGATGGCCTCGCGCTGTGCATTTGGCAGTTGTGCAAGTGCCGCTTGCACAGCCTGTTGAAAGTCTCGTTGTTCGATGTCCTCAAATTCTGCCTCTGCTCTTTCATCCGGTAAAATATCGGCGATAGTAAAGCTGCCGTCTTCGTTCTCATCCAGTGGCGTATCGAGCGATAAATGATATTTATTGAGCGGGTCTTCGCGCGTTCGTTTCGTCCTCATCCCGTAAACCTCTACAAATACCGCCTTTAGCTGGATGGTGTACCAAGTGGAGAATGCACCGCTTTCCGGCTTCCATGTCTGCACGGCTTTTAGAAGCCCGATAAACGCACTTTGTTCAAGGTCGTCTAATTCGACACCGCCGCTGCTCTCAAACGCTCTGAGCCACCGTGTAGCCTGCTGCATAGCATATCGGCGGCACATCCCCCACAAGGCCAATACATCACCGTCACCGGACTGCACTGACACTGCAATTTTGTTTGCCTGTTCGCCAAGATTTGTGGCAAGTGGTTTTGCTTGCATATCCGCTCCTCCTGTGGTAAAATCAGAATCGACAAATCGGATTCACCGCAAGAGCCGCTCTCCCTATTTGGGGAGAGCTTTTTTTATAATCGAAAATGACGGTTCATTGCCCGCTCAAACTTATCTCGATCATCAGCAGGCAAAAGCGGAATTACACGGTGCTGTATTTCGTCACGCTGGCGATAGCGCTCACGCTCACAGCGCGCGGGTTTGGTTGATTTTAGAATGCTGTACGCTTCCAAGATAGTCATAAATCCTCCGCCATAAAATTTGAATTTTGACCATCTTTTCTTTCTTCTCTCCTCAGATATTCATGTGCCACCCTCCAAAAATCCGCCCCGGCGTTTTTTCTCTGGCTCGCGGTACGGCTCCGAAAGCTCGGTGAATTTTTGATGTGCGCCGTCAAAGTTCATCTGCACAACGCCTTGACGACCGCGGCGGTTTTTCGCAACGGACACCCCAACTGTCCCGAACTCATCGATCTTCCAGAGGAACAATACTTTTGAGCCGTTCTGCTCCAACTCTCCGCTATCGCGCAAAGAAAGCAGGGTCGGGCGCTCGGTATCGTTGACACCACGGTTAAGTTGTGCCGCCGCAACGATGGGGATTTGCAGCTCGGAAGCAAGGTTTTTTAAGTCGCGGCTGATCTGTCCGAGCTCAAGATTTCGGCTGTCCGCACGGCGCTCGGCCTGCATCAGGCCGAGATAGTCGATGACGATCAATCGCAGGTTTTGAATGGTCGCCGCTGCACCTCGAACTTTACTCACTGTTGCCGCGGGCCTGTCCCAAAAATGAAGAGGAAGACGTTCAAGGCGGTTAGACGCCGCCGCGATATCGTCCCATAGCTCATCAGTCAAATCGCGGTCAATCAGTTCATCCATCGTCGCCATACTGCGGCGCACAAGCAAGCGCTCGGTCAACTCGGAAGCATTCATTTCCAGCGAGACGAAAAGCGTCTCGTTTCCGGCTCGAGCTGCACTTTCTGCAAGGTCGAGCAGAAAAGCAGACTTGCCGACCCCTGGGCGAGCACCGACGATGATGAGCTGTCCCCCCTCGAACCCCTTCAAAATGCTATCCAATTTTGGGAATCCCGTATCGATACGGGCCTGCTCCTGCACTGAAAGGCTCTGCAAGGTCTCTGTAAGGGCCTGCGAGACGCTTTTCAGTCGTCCGCCTGCATTGTCAAGGAGAAACGCCTTGCAGAGTTCGGCAATCGCTGTTGCCGGATTCCCTTCATCGAGTGCCGCAAGCACACCATCTCTTAGCCGCTTCTCCGCGGCTCTGGTATGTAACAGGCGGGCATATTCCTCCGCGTGTGCCACGGTAGGCGTCACGTCGATGCACTCGGCGAGGAACTTACGAGGGGCATCCACAAGCCCGCGAAGACCGTCAGCGGCGATGTTCGCATCAAACGCTTTGCCCCGTGATACAGCGCTGTCCGCAGCGCCAAAAACTGTAGCGCAGGCCGGAATGGAAAAATCGTCCGTGCTCACAAGCTGCCGAAGTTTCAAGACCTGCTGCGATTCAAGACAGACCGTCGCAGTCAAGGAATATTCAAGAGAAGAAGTGTCCTGCATCACGTGCCGCCACCCCCCATTTTTGCCAGGAGCTGCGTGTATTGTTTTCTGAATTTGCCCCCTGACAGGATGTTGCTTTGCCAGAACGAATCAAACTGTGAAAACTGTAAAACCTTATCGATGTCCTCCCAGCTGTGCCCATCCAGTCGATGGCACTTGTCGAAGTCCGCCGCCCAATTCTGCAAGGTCGTTTCTGAATGCGCCGTGCAGTTTGGTAAGCGACCTTCAATCTGATCCGCGAGCCAGCGCGCAGCGCGATATGGAAGAGAGTCGTGCTCAAAAACCTTCTTCGATCTCTTCGTTCCGGCGGGAGGCGGAACAAAAGAAACATCTTTATCTTTTTCTTTTATATGACTGACTGTTTTCGATACTGATACACTGCTCGATGTACTTACCGTTTCACTGTCAAAAACACTGCCTGATTCACTGCCATTTTCACTGACTTTTTGAGGGGTATATTTTAGCCGATAAGTGTTTGGAGAACGCTTTTTTCCCCGGCTATATTCAATTAGGCCAGCAGCAACAAGGCTATCCCTCGCCGCGATTGCTACCCTCTCCGTTCGCGTGTCGAGCATAGACATGAGCCGGAAGTTATCGATCTGTACCTGCTCCGGCCATCGCGCTTCATTGAAAACGGCAAGTAACCCGTAATAGAGTAGCCTTGCATTTCCTGGCAGATAATTGCTCTTCTGCCATTGATGGAACGAGTTCAAAAGATCGAGATATGTCACCCGCTCACCGCCCCTGTGTCTTGATCCACTCGACAAGCTCATCGGCAGCGATAAGAGTGCTGCCCCCAATCCGGTATACAGGGAATCCCGGCAGCCGCATCCAAGCGTAGAGCGTTTGCCTGCTTGTGTCCACAAGCTGTGCGGCCTTAGACGGACGCAAAAAAAGTTTCTCTGTTTCAAGTCCCACAAAAATCGCCTCCTGTCTGTACCAAACAACATAGCACGGGATTTTACACAATGACAACACATTATCTAAATATAAAGAGCCGTTAACCCCTTACATCTCAGCAGAAATTTCCCGAATGATTTCAAAGATTTTTTGTTTCTCTGTGACCGCGATAGGTTCAAGCGTCGCCATCAAACCACCTCCTGCGAAAGCTCTCGAATGATTCTGACGATTCTTTCTTTTTCGTCTGGCGGTAGCTCCTTCCGCATCTTTCGCGAAAGGCTGGTATCTGCGATTCCGAGTGCTTCGGCCACCTGCCAGAGCTTCACACCGTTCCCAGCAGCAAATCGCCGGAGTGCTTCATTGCTCATTTATTTCACCCCCATACTGTAATGACAGCAACAACAAACTTGACATCGTTGCTTTCTGAGTATATAATACTAGAAAGAAAGCAATTTTGTGTTTATTTGTTTATTTCTCGTTTTTTATATAACAAGGGAATCAACTTTGTGGGGGATTAGATGATTACATTACAGTTTTGGCGTGGCTACGATAAAGAGTGTTTAATAAGTGTGGCCGAGAAAAAATCATATAAAATTGTTGAACTCGGATATCCGTTATTATCATTTATCTCCGACTTAGAAATTAGTTATGATGACTTTGGAAAAGATTCGCCCGAAGTAAATCATGTTTATTGGGGCGCAGAAGAATTTAAATATGATGTAAATTTACCTGCTGCCAAAATGTGTCAATCAATGTTCCAAAGAATCTTTGATGAAAAAATTAAAGGTGACAAAGCATTAGATTTGAAGATGTTTGAAGACATTGTTATTTCTTATGGATTTGAAGTTCCATTTCACGGAATTGCTAAACAGAATGACAACGGGAAAGAGATCACTTGTGATCTATATCGTTGTTTTTTTGTTCGTGGTTTAACTCGCGAGGTTATTGAACAATTATGTGTTGCTGAATTACATTATCTCGCAACAAATGGCTATACAATAAAGCGTTGTGCAAATTGCGGAAAGCTGTTTATTCCCAAAAAAGCTGACGAAAAGTATTGCATTCGCCGTAGTAAAGAATATCCCAACATGAATTGCAAACAAGCTGCAAAATATAAAAAGCAACTTTTGCGAGAAAAGGGAAATGAAACCGCACGGATTTATCATAGCATCTATACCATGATGGCAAGACGTGCAAAAGAAGCTCCGCCGTCAACACAAGGCCAGGCGCAGCAAGCATTGTTTGCGTTCACAAATGAGGCTGCAGAGTGGCGAGAGAAATTAAAGAGTGATCCTAAGATTGAGGCGCAATACATAACTTGGTTGAACTCTTTCAAAAAAAGAAAATCAAAAAATAAACATTTAACTATGGAGTAAATAATCTAATAGGCGCACAGAAGACATACTTGATCGGTCGGCAGTACGAGGCGCAGAAAATGACTGTAGGCGGAGATAGAAAATCAAAGGCCCAAAATGGGCTTTTGATTAAAGGCGATACAGCTGAAACCATTGCAAAAGAGCATAACATTGGGCGCAACACCGTCAAACGCGCCGAAAAATTTGTCAAAGGCGTCAATGCCGCTGAGAAGATCAAGCGAGGCACACAAAAGTAAAAAACCGCCCTCGGTGTTGCAGCACCGAGGACGGTTATAAGGGGCAGCAAACGGAAAGCCTACTGCCCTCCAATCATAACAAATGCAGGAGGAAAAAGCAATGCCAAGAA